TTATCCCATTCTAGCATTTTACAAAAAACTCCTTACCTAATTTTACTACATCATCAAATAGATAGAGGCCAATTCCATCCATCTTTTCTTTAAAAATAACCATAACAGGTTGTAACTCAGTCTCATGAGTTTCCATTGCACAAATCCACTTACCTCTATCTTTCTTGAAAATAAGCATCGGTTTTGCACTCATTTCACCTGATTCTCTAACTGTTTGTTCCCAGAATTTCTCCAGTTGAGAAACTGTAGGATTTAATAGTTTGCTCGCAATAACATCATCTGCATAATGTTTTACTTCTATACAGAACTTAGATAAAGTACCTGTATTGGGCGGTAAATATACGTCGCCTTTTAATCCGTGTGATTTACCAAAACCACCAGATCCTGGTACTCTTTCCCACTGTAAACCTGTAAATCTTCTTAGAAGGTCGCGAACTGCATATTCAGCTCGCATACCTTTATCTCTGGAATCTGCCATTAAACTTCTAACCTCGAAATAGCTCCCTCTTTTAATACTCTAACGGCATTTACTAGCGGATGCTGGTAATTATGACTAACCATAAAAGTATTTAGACCTTCTCTGTCTAATAGGACATTAATTAATTCTTCAATACCATCTTGGTCAATATGTGATACAACTTCATCTAAGAATAAAAGATTTAACTTGTTTTTAGACATAGTTGATATTAAATCACGTATAGCAAGAAGTGTTGAAATATTTACCTTTACTAACTCACCAGTACTTAATGTTTTTATATTTATAGACTGTCCATGTGAGTATACTATTACTTTTAAATCAGAACCAACAAGTTCAAACTCTAAAGCAAATAACCCATTTGATATATCAGATAAGTACTCATTAACCTTAGATTCAAATACCTTAACAGAACTCTCTATCTTGTAAGCTAGTAGCCCTTTATTACCAAATATCTTACCCAAAGTTTCCAATTTAGTAATCTGAGTGTCTAACTCAGTGATTTCTTTAGCTACTTCCGCCGCTCTAGATTTTGAGTCTTCAACAGTTTTTATTAGGGCTTCCCTTCTAGCGTTGGTTTTCTCAGCAGCTAGATTTTGTTCTCTAGCATTTTCAACTCTTTGTTGTTCTGCTAAAAGTTCCTGTCGGTTTTGCACTATCTTATTTTCTAGAATTTTAATCTCATCAAGAATAATATCTAGTTTAGCATTTAGTTCTGATCTTATATCTTCTGACAGCTTTACTTCTTGAGGCTTCTGCCCTTCAAATACTTCTTCTGGATCTAAAAAGGGTGATGATTCTGATTCTGGATAGTGATCCAAATCTAGCTTTAACCATAAATCTAAAGACTCAAGTTCATAATCTTTCAATTGAGTTTCAGCTTTTTGTTTATCTCTTTTAGCCTTTAGAAATAACTCTTGGGAGTCTTTTAACTCCTTTAATTCACTACCTAGATTAGTTACCTCATTTCTAAGGGAATCTCTATAAGCTGCTAGACTAACAAATTTCTGTTTATTCTTGTCTGCTTCTACCTTAGCGTGTTCCTTATTCAAAGGACTACCACAAGCGGGACATTCTGTTATCTCAGCCTCAGATGTAAACTGTTTATACAGCTTTTTAACAGAGTCCATTTCCCATAGGATTTTATTTAAACTATCGGTTTTGCACTTATATTCAGACTCTATTTTTTCTATATCAGCAGATAAATCAGTTAGTAGAGTTAAATCTTTCTCTAACTGTTTCAGAACATTCTCTGTATTTTTAATACTAGTCTGTAAACCTTGCCACTTAACAAAATCTTCTAAATTACTATTGTATTTATTTAATGCACTTTTATAAATCTGCATTTCATAGTTATTATTAGTATTTATATTCTCTATTTCATTAATAAGTGAAGATTTTTTCTCTGAAAGTTCGATTTTCTTAGTTACTAGCTCGTCTTCTAACCTTTCATATGCTTCCCTATTAAATTCAGGAACTGGTACAAGACTAACCTCCACAGGTATAGTAGTAGATTTAATAACCCTATTAATCTCATTTAAAGAAGTGTTTCTATTATTTAATTCTACTTTCACTTCTTTGATTTTATCTTTAACCTGTTTCTCAATAACTGCATATTTATCCAAATCAAGTAAAATAATAAGAAACTTTTTCCTATTAGAATCTGTAGCAGTTAGGAAGTCTAGGCTAGAACCTATGGATTGATAAACCAGCTTAGAGAACGTGGTCATATCCATACCTAAAAGATCTATAATTAGTTTATAAGTCTGTGTGGCGGTATGTCCACTAATGTCTTCTCCATTCTTTTTAAGTGTAACTTTAGAAGTAGTAGAAGATGCTCCTGCTTTTATTGTTTTATATATATTATATAGATCATCATTTATATAGAATGTTAGCTCAAGGGAACCACTATTCTTTCCAGAATATCTATTTAGTATATCTGTTTTTGGAATACCTTTTGAGTTTTTATTAAATAATACTTCTTCAAGTAGGAGTGGTAGTGAGCTCTTCCCACTACCATTTTTACCCACTAATTGAGTTAAGCTACTTGCAGTAAAGTCAATAACTACATTTTCACCAAAAGGTAGACAGTTATCAATAACTAACTGTACTAACTTAATCATTAAAATCCTCCAGATTAGGTACTACATCATGCAGTGTAGTTATAATATCTTTTATCTGTTCTTTATCTAATCCTAGAATGTTTTTACAGTATAAGGATACTTCTGTACCTATATTACCATCTAGTCCTTGTAGTTTAGCCTCTTTTCCTACCATTTTATTAACTTTCTTTTTAAGAAGTTCATTGGTAGGGCTTTTACCTAGAGCAATTACATCACCCACAAGTTCATACATGACCCTATGGTAAGAGTCAGGTACCATATCATCTACTGATTCAACAGATTTCAGGAGTAGTTGTGGTAGGAAGTCCAAAGAACCCCACTCAACCTCAAGAGTATCCGTATCTACAATTAAGTAGCCGTGAGTATCAGTTTGTAAATTTCTAGAATAAGATGTTGAAAAAGGAGAGCCTGGGTATAGAAGGCGTATATTACCTATTTCCTGAGAACATTGGTAAGAGTGTAAATCACCGGCAATAACAAGTTTGTATCCGTGTTCTTCAAAACGATTTAGATTAATTTCGGGCTTCACATGTGGTGGTATAGCTCCGCGCACATGAGTAAAACATAAATCTGATTTTTTAAGGCTCCACTCTTTTTGTTTAAGCTCAACATAGTCTATAACATCGAAATCTGCTGTACGTAAACTACCTATTACTTGATAGTTAGGATTACAACGAACAGTTTCATCTGCTAAATTAAATAGACAACTCTTCGTCTTGCTGTATAGTTCGTGATTCCCTGTAAATATAAGCCCTTGGCCTTTTAAATTGGAAATGGTATCGAAATATAGATCCAGTTCTTCTGTGCTTGGCTTTGCAACGTCTAGAATGTCTCCGCCTATGATATGAAGATCGCATTGTTTATCTACCAGTACCCTATTTAATTCTTTAGTAAGTAAGCTCAGTCTGTTACGCTGCCATTCTTGTGGAATATCCTTACTTATTTTAATGTGGTAGTCTGCTGTAAATAATATCCTCATTAAATTACCATTGAATGCCTTCTTCTATTAAGGCTCCATCTGCATAAACTTCTACTAATTCAGGACTCCAGCAGTGATCTGTAATCCTCACACAACGAAATACTTTGTCCCTAGACTCTAAGGTTTTCACCGCTTTATAGAACTCAGGTCTAGTCATTTCTAGTGTAGAAGATTTAAATTGACCTTCTTCATTGTCAAAGAATATAAATATAAAATCGTATAATGCTTCCATAATTCCTCCAAAAGAAAAGGGAGCTTGCGCTCCCTTATTCATTAGTCTTCAAGCTCGTTGACAGCTTCTTGAGCTGATTCATTAGCAGCGTTATTTCCTTCCTCAGCATTATCTGCACTTGAGGAGTTCATCCAAGCTACAATTTGAGCCTTCAACTCTTTCGCATCTGGAACAGGGAATTGCTCGTTAATGTCCGGAGCTTCTTCTTTCAACTCATTATCTGCTTGAATTTCTTCTTCTGTTTGACCTTCGGAAGAAGCTTGCAGACATTGGATTTCTTTAACCTTGTACTCAGTTGTATTCCAAGTAGCTCCAGTTTTTTCAACAAAAATATCAATCTCATAAGGAGACTTTTTAAGTTGAGCACAAACTGACTTAACACCGTCGAAGATAGACTTCTTAAGATCTAGAATCTCTACCCTACCAGTAGCACGGTTGATTACCTGACAAACGTAGCTGCGTTTGCACTTCAATGGAACCATTGTACCTGCCTGTTTACCTTCACCAGGTTGGGTTAGACCTAGTTCACGAACAGGGTCGTAGCGGGTATTATCAAAACGTTCTTTCGCACGATCAAATGCCAAACATTCGAAAGTACGTGGCTTACCTTCACCATTTTTAATCCAGTAAACATAGCGCGGGATAATACCACTGATAATACGGAAGCGGTTAACTTGCTTTCCGCCGGTAAGTTTCATAAAAGTGATGTTATTCTTCTCAGCTTCGCCGTTTGCTGTATCCCAACCAAGTGCTGTATTCTGTGTCATATATTTGTATCCTCTGTTAGAAAATGTAAATGATTATTTTTTATTTC